TTCATTTAAATAAGGTAGAAACAGCGGGAGTTGGATAGACTCTTTTTGGTTACGTTAACCTAGCTGTTTCTATTAATTAATCTTTATTAGTACATATTATTATCATACTGAACTATTATAGATATCTCACCTACACCGTAAGGATAGAGCAATCCTTCATCAGTATCGCAACATACGATACTTATTAGTTCAGTAGTTTTGCCTACCTCATACGTTAAGCTATTATTAGCGTCTAGAATGGACTCTATATCCTGTAAGAATTGTTCGAGTTGAACCCCCTCATCGTCTTCTTTAACAAATACTTTAATTAAGATATTAAGGTATTTCCATGTAAAGGAAGCTGGTAAATAAGTGGTTGTCTCTCTCCCATTAACCACTGCAAGAGCTGGAAAAGATGTAAGTTCGTCCCAAAATACCTGTCTAGTTTCGACTGTCTCAAAGCAGTTAGATGTATATGTACTCCCGTCTAACTCAGTCTTTAATAAAGCAGCTAGTTTATTCCGTATAGCTATTCTTTTTGTTGCCATTTTTAATCCTTAATCCTCAACACTATGATCTTGTCTAAAAGTATAGGGTTGTTTTATATTTAAAGCATGTAGTGCATCTGATAAAGCAGCAGATATTATATTTCTAGGGTTACGCCCAGAACTTGATAAACCTCTATGCCTACTTTTTTTAGGATCAAACACAACATAAGGCCAAGTCTGGTACGTAAAGTATATAGTTCTAGTAGGAATCTTTGTTACTTCTGCACTCCCAGCAAATCTACCAGTCTGATATCTAAGGTATTCTTTACTAGAGGGAGCAGCGGAGGATTCCATGTTTCTAGATACATGATATTCTAATATGGCATTTATTTGGTCTTTAAGCTTGGCTCTATCAGATGTAGAAGCTCTTTTAAAAGATTTTGCCTCTTTAACAGCTTTAGCTATATGAGGGTCTACTAATTTTCCAATTTTATTCTTGGAAGTTTTCTTTACTACTCTTTTACTCTTTTTCCTAGGCTTTTTCTTATTAATATCTAGGATATTTAGTAGGTCGGCATTAACTTCCTGAAGCATATCATCCGACTCTTCAGTAACAAATGTAGTAATAGCATCTTCAGTCTGTTTATCATTAAAAAACTTATCAGATATAATATCTCTAGTTCTTTTGCTCATAGGTCCTGAGGACTCTACTTGCATTTTTAGATTACCTTCAAAACCACCATCTGCTGTTCTGCCCCTAATAAAGGCTAGGTTAAGTGTAAGGTCTTGCTCTAACTCTTCACTAGAGGGCAAGTGTACTCCTGCCTCATCGAGCCTTTCTCTTATTCTTTGATATGCAGCTTCTTTATCGTCTACATAATTTTCCCACTTTTCCTGAGCTTTCTTTATCTTATCTACAGGATTGGATTCAAAGAATTTAGCTTTGGTATTTCGTAAAGCAACTATAACGCTGCTTTTTAACTTTTTAAAGCTCACGGTAGAATTCTAATATCCTTCTGATATGTCCTGGAAGGTTCACATCATTTGCCGCTCTAAAGCTAAAGTTCTCAATAGTAGTTTGAGAAAACTGCCTTTTGGGAGTAAACTCATTATCTAAATAATAGGAAACTAAGTCTAAAGCTGCTTGTTTAATATCGGAAGGGGTTTCTGTATACCCCCCAGTGTATGTTACTTCTAGAGATTTATGCCCTACTCCAGTGGTTGTAAAATATCCGGTAGAGCTATTGCTAAATAACATACCTAAGTCTTTATCTGTAAAGAAATCGACATCTTCGTCTAGGTCTGTTTGTGTTACCCCGCCATCAATACTTGTTGCTACAGAGGATACATTTATTATAGGTATCTCCCCTAATAAAACCCACTCTTCGTTTTTTACATTATGATATTCTGTTTTTGGTGCTGTAGAGTAATCTATAAAAGTTTTATTAGTGAATCTCTTTATAAATTCTGAGACTCTTGTGATTAGTGCAGAAGTTTTTGTATCATCAGATGTTGATTTTACACCCTTATATTCTTTATACTCTGCTAATGTTATTAAATCCGTTGGCATTATTTATCCTCAGTAATAGGGGGTAGGGTTTCTCCCACCCCCGTATCTACTTACTTATCAGATTAAGCTGAAGGGTATGTAAGTACAGATGTACCAGCACCAGATATAATATCTATAAACCCTATTCTTCTTGAAGCAACCAATACAGAACGTTGTTCTTCGATATTTCTATCTCTTTCTAATTTCATACCTCTTAGTTCCCCAACGATGAAGTTTGCTTTATTAACACAAACTACATAAGGAACATCAGCACCTTTTGCGTTGAATTCACCAGAAACTATAATAGGGGACCCATTTGCATAACCTATTTGACCTGTTAAGATAGTAGCATTGCTGTTACCAACTAAGTCAACTGTTCTGAAATCAGTATCATCTAATAGATCGAAGTATGCTTCGTTACTAACGATATATACAACATCTTGTGGATTTAGACCCCACTCACCAAGACCTCTACGGACAGTAGCTAATTTAGCTACAGTAACTTTATCAGTGGCCGCTAAAGTTCCTGATTGAGTTGTTACCTGTACACCGCCAGCAGTTGTTGCGATTTTTGAAATCCCAGTAATTGGGTCTGTAGTACCGTTACCAACACCAACTAATAATGCTTTATCAACACCTTTTGCCATTCTACGAACGATAGCGTCACGGATAATACCAGCTACGGCTAAGATAGAATCTTCTTCTTCTTCGTCCATTAGGTATTCTTTTGTAGCAACTTTATAAGCTGTTAAAGTTGTATCTGTAAGCGCTTGTGTTTGTGCCGCCCCGCCAGAGTTAGCTGTACCAAATGCAGCACGTTGTACCCAAGTAACTTCGCTAGACGCTGGATCTGGATTGATTGGAATATATAGGTTATATGTATTCATCATAATACGTCTGAATAGAGGCTCTACCACTAATCTTTTACGTATATCATCAACTGCATTAGTTTGGAATTCATTTTCCCAATCTGTACTAGGGATATGGTCGTTACCAGTGCTACCTGCTTTAATTAATAGCTCTTTACCATATTTTGTATCTTTAATATCTTTATTTAAGATTTTTGCCGCGATAATAGCGTTTTCTTTCTCTTGGCGAGAAATATTGTCACCTTGAGAAGCTGTAAAGCTCATTTTTGAACGTTGCATAGCAGCTAGTTCATCAGCTTTTTCTTTCAATTCTGAGTGTAGACCATCTAGAACACTTTTACTATCTTGATTTTGTTTTTCTAGTCTTTCTTCGAATCTTTTTTCAATATCGGATAATAGTTTTTCAGTATTATCTGAAACTGTTGCTGGAGCTGCTGGAGCTGGTGTTTGAGCTTTTAAAAGTGCTTCGGTTAGATTTTTGAAAGCGCCTTCTATATCAAAAGCACCTGCGTTTTCTAAAGCTTTTGCTTTCTGCGCAGCGGCTAATTTTTCTTCTTCTGTCATATTGACCTCTTTTTTACTATATAATTGTTTAAATTCTTCTAAGTCTTCTTTAGACTCAATACTTTTACTCACGCTAAATAGTGAGTTTTGATTCATACCTACTGATACGACTGATACCTCTAAAAGCTCTAAAGCCTTTATATAAAAAGTATCTGTTTCTGGTCTGTACTCTGCATCTTCTACTGTAAAGCCTATTGAAAACGCTTTCAGGATTCCTTCCTTTATGAGTCCTTTAATTTGTTTTGCTGTATCGCTAATTTTTGCCTTAACGTATAACCCTTTAGAGTCCACTTTCCAATCTGTTACTGTTCCGATTGGTTTACTGTGGTCGTGGTAGGCTAGTAATATAGGGTTGTTTTGGAAATGTTTCATAGCTCCTAGCCATGCCTGCTCTAAGACAACATCTCCTCCCCTATCTTTATCTATTGTGTTTGCGTAACCTTCAATATAGGTGTTGCCTGCGTCATCTTCAAAAGATTTCACACCTACAGCATCTATATTAAATTGTTTATTAAATTTATCTTTCATAGTCTATTCGTTCTGTACGTCATTTTGGTTTGTGTTTTGATTAGCTGGTTCTACAGCTGAATCGCTTCCAGTAGGTCTGCCACCTACACCTCCGTCAAGTGCACTACCTGCTATATTCTGTGGTAAGAATAAATTATTACCGATATCGTTATCTACTTCTGGATATCTTAGAGCTACCCTAGCTTCATTTCTGCTTAATATTCCAGCATTTGTTAATGTTGAATAGTATGTAGATAGCTGAGCTAGTTCAGGTCTTAGTGCTATTACGTCCGCAATATTAACTTTTAAATCAAAGCCAAAAAATCTTTCTAAGGCTACAATAGTGCGATTAACTAAAGGCAGTACTGTACTAGTATAGAATAAGTGTACATTAGGAGCTATATTAGCGTTGTTACCGCTAGTTAATAGAATTTTTGGCACTCCCAAAGCCTTTAAAACTGCATCTGCATTAATCTCTAAAGAAGCTTCAAAATCTAACTCCTTCATAGTCTCTGCCCCAAGTGTTTTCACTTGGAAGTTACCGTCTAATATAATAGGCAGTTTACCCCCTCTATTAGCACTGTATTTTCTAGACCAGTCTCTTAAGATTCTTTCTTTAATTTTTGGGCTTAGTACCGACTCAGTTTGTAAAACTATATTACTAACAGTTCCATTCTTTAAAAATGTAGATTGAAACTCTGTCATTTGACCTATAAGTTTAATATTAGATTCTACGGATTTAAGTCTAGAAGCTCCTCTATACATATTATCAGCATTAGGCTCTTTGATATGTATAATTTCATTTGGTTGAAATATAGTTTCTCCATACTTATAATGGTCTATAAATGTTCTAGGATGAGACACTATCTCCATTTTATTAGCTGGTATATTATATAGATGTGCTCCGTCCCAGTATATAAAAGCGTCACCGTCTAAAATTAGGTCCGTGATTATATTACTTCTAAACTGGTTGATATCTTGGAAAGGGTTTGGTTCGTAATTAAGTAGCTTATTAATTTTTGCGGGCTTTAATACAGAATCTGTTAGACCTACTCCATTTATCTTCTTTTTAACATCTATATTAATCTCTGCACAAGAGTCAACAATTAAACATACCCCACGTTGTACTTCTGGAATATTTTGGAAGGCTAGCTTACTAGAGTAGGCATTAGCTTCGCTCCAGTGTTGTGATCCTGTGTCATTTTGAATATCTTCTTGTGCTGGATTTAGCTTTTCTTGTCTTTTAGGCTTACTCCACCTAGTTCTAGGCCAACGCATTGTGCTTAGTCCTCATTTTTTCTACCCAGTCTGGTTGTTTACAAGCTGTACTAAGCGCAGGTACTTTACCATATACTTTATGCAGCTTATTATTATGACAATTCTTACAAAGACATACTACATCTATAAATATTTCTTTGCTATATACATTTATAAAGTCGTCCCTATATGCCATTACTTTATCTACGGAATCTACAGCAGGCTTACCTTTCAAGTCTCTCGCCAATAAGAGAGATAAAGTATTATAATGGTGGAGCTCTAGCTGTTCAGTAGTTGAGCATATGGCGCATAGTACCTTTTTTGGGTATTTATTCTTGCTCGCATCCCGTATATACTTAACTATATCACGCTTTAAATCCGACATTCAATAAATCCCTTTATTTCTAAAAGGTACTTTTCGTGTGTTTTCTTCTTTGGCATAATTATTCCCGCGATAATTTCCGTGTATATAAGGTAAGGTAACACATGCCCCGGAAAGACATTATTCAGCCGCTAAACCTAGTCACCTTAAAAATTTTATATCTTTATTTTATACACCTATTATGCCATACAATTTAGAATTTGTCAAGCAATTTTTTATATTTCAACAAGTATAGTAGGCTTGGAGTATAGTAAACTGTGTATAATATTTAACGTTCTTTAACCTTTATAAGTAATGATCTATCATCTTCTTCACCCGTAGATGTTGTAATATGATTAGTAATAGTGAATTCTTCTACGCCTGCCGGTACTGGCCCTATTAGAGCCTGTGTTTGTCCGTCCGCAGTATATGCTTCGCTAGATACTGTTACACTATCTGTAGCAGACCAAGTACTAGCAACTATTGTATCACTATTAGCTAAGTATTTAGTATAGTGTGCTGCTTTAAATGTTACCGAACCGTCCTCTATGGTATCTCCTACAGTAGTAGGCCAAACAGGTTCTGTAACTGCGTCACTAATACCGTTACTAATAACTTGGTACTCAAAACCATTAAATACTGTAGGTATAACTACAGTTATTTCTGTGCCGTATACGGTATTAGCTTCCCATACAGACGGCTTATATGAAAACCCATATAGTAAGATTGCATTTGGGTCGTGTAAAGCAGAGGCTGTAGGTATTTTCTTTGATGTTGCTGAATATATTTGCATCTTAGTAAGTTCTATTAATTTTAGTATTATTGTATATACCCTCTACCGTATACTTATGGTCTGATCTCTTAACTAGTATATTTCTGCTAGTATCTTCCACCACAGGTATTCTACTAATACTCTCTACACCGTATTTAGTATATGATGCCTCTACACCGTATTTAGTATCGAAAGCCTCTACACCATATTTAGTATTGGGAGACTCTACATTTATTAAACTAGTAAAAGATGTAATATATAATATAGTAGTATCGTTTGCAGATATATTAAGGGTTGACGTGCTGGCCACAGCTTCTGTATATACATCTACTACAGTATTTGTAGCTAATATATTTAATACCCTCGGTGCCCCTACAACTTCAGTATTTACAGATATTTCTGAGGCTAAGGTTACTAAATTTAGTCTTAATTCTGCTCCGACTGCTGAAGTATTGGTAAACGTATCTGCATTAGATACAGCTAAATTTAGTATGGATGAGCTGGCAGATACTGCAGTATCTATATCCGCAGATATACTAGCATCTGTAGTATTTAGATTTAAAGTAGATGCTGTAACTGCTACATCTATATCTAGGCTAACTTCTACATTTGTTATATCTAAGTTTAATATAGAAGCTGTAGTTATTACATCTATATCTAAATCAGTAACTATAACTACATTTGTTGTATTTAAATTTAATATAGAAGCTGTAGCTGTTACATTTGTATCATTAACCGCTACATTAGCATTTGTTGTAGCTAAGTTTAATATAGAAGCTGTAGTTATTACATCTGTATCTACGTCAGTAACTATAGCTACATTTGTTATAGCTAAGTTTAGTATAGAAGTTGTAGCTGTTACAGTTGTATCATCATTAACCACTACATTAGCATTTATTGTAGCTAAGTTTAATATAGAAGTTGTAGTTATTACATCTGTATCATCATTAATAGCTGCATTTGTTGTATTTAGATTTAATATAGAAGCTGTAGTTATTACATCTATATCTACGTCAGTAACTATAGCTACATTTGTTATAGCTAAGTTTAGTATAGAAGTTGTAGCTGTTACATTTGTATCATCATTAACCGCTACATTAGCATTTATTGTAGCTAAGTTTAATATACTGGAGCTAGTAGTTACTGTAGTATCTAAATCAGTAACTATAGCTACATTTGTTATAGCTAAGTTTAGTATAGAAGTTGTAGCTGTTACATTTGTATCATCATTAACCGCTACATTAGCATTTATTGTAGCTAAGTTTAATATAGAAGTTGTAGTTATTACATCTGTA